TTAGTATTCGTTGATGTTGTTTTTCTATTAGCCGTTTTAGTAGCCATATTATGTGTTTCATAACACCATTATACTACTATCACCGCATCATCCTCTCCGTATTAGCCGATTTCAGACAACTCGCCAAGTAAATAGCCAGTCCATCATATCTGTTATACTCGTTCTTTATCTGGTCAAGGCGTAGTTTAGAGATAGCTACGGCATTGGCTTGAACTCGTGTCATTTCTACAGCAGCCTTCTCGGCAGCACTAGGTGATTTACCTAGAGCCAACTGTTCAATGTAGAGTTTCTCACGGGCGTTAGCATACTCTTCAGATAGTTTAATCTGTAGGTCGATGTAGTCGTTCATGTAGATGAAAAGGCGGTTACAGTGAATACGAATATCACCCATCAGGCGTTCCATTACTACTGGATTAGGGTCAGTCCTGTCTAACTTCATCAGCTCAACGTGAGACTTCTGTAATCTCTCTAGTAATTTAACGTAGGTTTGGTCTTCTAATGGGTTAATACGACCAGCAAATGTCTTCTCTGGTTTATGACCTGGTAGGACTTCTACAAATCCGTCATCCATGACTACTCTCCGAAGGGTATACTAGCTAAGTCAATTCCACCATCAGATACTTCAGGTGCTTTTACCATTACTGAGTAATCATTATAGGTTCGTTTAGTCTTTGGATTTTCTACCTTACCAAGAAAAGCAATCTTGACTCGGCTACCGACTTCTACTTCACTCATCTTATTATCTAGAACGGCTGAACCCCAAGCACCAAATACTGTGCCGTCGTCAGTTTTAACATTGTAGATACTTGAGTGATTATCACCAATATCGTGTTTAGCACCCAAGTATGAACCGATAAGTGGTCCAGTTGTCTTGTCCCAAGTTTCGCTGTTAGTTCCAGCGTTGATTTCTGTTGCATCTTTCCATTCGTCTGCCATTATTTTGTCCCTTTCTTTGCCTTTTTAGGCTTAATTTTACATATACGGTCTAATTCTATTTCAGTTAATGCGACTACTGCGTCCTGTAGATTAGCTATCTGGTCCATGTGGACACTGACTTGCCATTCCAGCTCGTCTACTCGTTCTTCTAATTCACTCTTTCGTCTGAACATCTTGTACCTCCTTTATTTCACAACATTTATCTCCCTCTTTAAAAGAACAATACTGCATGGTGGACTTCCAGAGAGGATGTCCTTCATGGCATATACACTGAGGAGGAGTCTTTGCTTCCCATGCAGTATTCAATATATTCAATCTGTCATCCACCTCACGCAGAAGACTCTCGTTCACTTCGGTCTTATAAGTAGCAATTCGCCCATCCAATGTAATGTAAACGTAGGTAATGAAATCTACTGGTTTACCTATCTCTCTAAGTAGTTTGACATAGCAGTGATTTTGAAGTTCGTGGTTCAAGTAAGGCTTAGAGTCCTTTATATGAAAGCGACTATCACCTTTTTTCTTATAGGCAAAGGCAAAGTCATGGACACTCTTAATCTCAAAGATAGTCTTTTCTTTTTCCGAGTAGTTGTCATACTCACCTGTCATATCCATTTCCTCGCTGTATAAACGGATATTACTTTTAACGTCTGGATAAAGGGCTTCAATAAAAGGTCGGATAGCCTCTTCCATAAGGTGTCCAGCTTTCCAGCGTAGCATCTTACCAGCCCCAGCAACGTCAGTAGGTTTAATACCTAGACGCTTCATATAATGTGCTTTTGGGCAATCTGCGATACTAGAAGCGTGCCAACACTCGAATATTCGGTCTTCGTTAGCCTTTCTAATCTCGTTATAAAGTCCTGATGCTAGTTCATCCATGTCAAAGGATTCCAAGTTCTAGTTTTCTTAACTACTTTTTTACGTTTACTCACTGAACCACCTTTAGCACCAGCAGTTCTAGCTAGTTCTCGGTTAGCATAAAATCCACCTGTTGTTCCCTTTTTTCCGCCAATAGAACCAATCTTCTTATAGAAGTCTGGGTCCTTAGCTAAGTTAATAGCCCTCACTTTTAGTCCACCTGCCCTAGTTCCACTCATTTCTTTTCCTTTCTAATTTTCATACTTATTACTTTTAATACATCTTCTTCATCTAAGCCATACTGAAAAGCCATCAGCTTGGCGATGTTCTTATTGTATTCCTCTAATAAAGGTTTAATCACCTTGTAAAGGATAGCCTTCTGCTCTTTATTGTAAGTTGTGCCCATCTTATTCCTTCCGAATTAATGTCTCTATGAGCCATTATAACATGCCATAATGGTTAGTGTCAAGCGTAGATGTCTTGCCAACCCTGCTCTGTAGATAACTTATGTCCAGTCACCACCTGATACTCTTCTGAAATCTTCATATTATCCCATAAGAACTCTATTATCCTATCGTGGAAATCAAGTCTTGTGTTCCTAGTCTTCAGGACTTTTACAAAGAACTTCTCATGGTCAAAGACATTCTCTAGGTTCTTCCTACTTGTAATAATAACAACATCAGCATCATATCCGAGAGCGGCTGTTCCCATTAACTCTTCTACTTCAGTATCAAACCACTTTCTTTTATCTGTTGTGCCTGACTTCCTAAGCGAAACAATTACCACTATACAGACGTTATATTTAAGAGCCACTCGCTTAACTACCTGAGACATCTTAGCGACTTCTTTCTCGGTCATTCCTCTACCTAAGTATTGTAAGTAATCAATAAAAATAACCTCACAACCATTGTCCTCTACGGACTTCTTTACTAGAGGTTCTATGTCGTTATACTCTAGGTTGAAACTCTCTTGAACTGAGAAATCCAACTCGTTAGATAGTCTATCGGCAGGTAAGTTAGTAATCGCCATAACTCTCTTCCAAACCTGCTTACGAGTCATCTCAAGTGAGATATAAAGCACGTTAGTCATATCCTTAGCCACGTTGAGGGCTATATTGAGTGCCAACATACTCTTACCATTAGAGGTCTCACCACCTATCAAAACAACTGAGCCAGCTTCTAATCCACCCATTTTAGCGTCTAGCGAGGTATAGCCTGTGCTTAGTCCTAGAAACTTACCTTTTTCTGTCTCGGCTACTTCCAGTTCACTGAGAGCCTCTGAGATGTGTATAATGCCGTCTTTGGGTGCTTTATCTACCTTAGCAACTCTATCTGATACAACATCTAATGCCTCAAGTGCTTGGTCATCATCTAACTGCGACGTTAAATCAGTTACTCTTTTTAACAGATAGTCCACGTTTATTACCCCACTTTTTTAGATTGATTAGTCGTTCCATTAAAGAGTTAAAATAGTCCTTCTCTAATTCAACTGTCTCTAACCACTCTTTTCCAAAGGTTGATACGCACTTCTGATAGACAATAAGGTTCTGACGACTATTTTTAATGTCGTTCATTATATCCTCTTTCCGTTCAGAAAATATCTCCCCGATAGACATAATACCCTTTCTTTAGTTACTAATAACTATAGCAACATAACCATCATAAGTCAATAGTTGACAAATATTATATGTTTATAGTAAAGTGAAATAATGGAATATAAAATAATTAAGTTAGTTGGAAAACATGGTAAAGGTAAATATACACTTGTTGATGGTGATTATGATGGTGAATATTTTAGTCAATATAGATGGCACGTTAATAGTTTAGGATACGTTTTCAGAAGCACTAATAGGCACGAAAACAGAGGAAAGAAAAAAGGCGAAAGAGCATATATATATCTACACCATGAAGTATTACATCCAGTAGAAGGTATGTTCATTGACCATATTAATAGAGATAAACTTGATAATAGAAGTATAAATTTACGATATATCACTAAACAGCAAAGTGCTTGGAATAGAAACAAGAGAGAGAATAGTAGTAACCAATATATCGGAGTTCATGCAGTATCAAAAAAAACATGGTCTGTTGTATTTGATAAAAAATATCATGGTTCATTTAATGATGAAATCACAGCCGCTAAGAAATGGGATGAATTAGCATTTAAAAAATACGGTAAATTTGGGGTGTATAACTTTTTATAAATCATTTACTTGACATTTACATATAGTTAGTGATAATCTTGACTTAACTATTCAGTTTTCTTGAACAAACAGAATAGGGAATGATAAGAAAACTACCCCTTACGGGGCAGTCCTTCAGTTTTCTCGAATTGCTTATAGTATACTCGACGACTGAACTTATGTCAATAGTCTAGGCAAGAGTTTTTTGCTACCCACTATCGGACTATAAAATAGATAGTAACTAAGCAAAACAGTCCCCTGCGGTCTGGGGTAGGAATGACCGCCTTTACACTAAGTAATGGCACTTTAACAATCGGGGTTGTTTTATCACTGTTTAATAGATAGGCAACTCTCAATGAATCTATACCTAAGTAATTGTGGAACTCATATACTTACTTAGTTAAAGACCCTCTGATAATTGCCTGTAGCCCTTACAATCAAAAATCTAGGGTTGTTTGCATTGGGTAAAAATGTTATAATGCGTTAACTGTGGTTGGACGCCCACCCTTCGCCACAGAAATCAAATATCCCCTATGATGTTACATCCTTTCGTAACTAGGGGATATTCTTTATTTAATGGTTCGCTTCTTGATTCGTTTTCTTACTTGACTTAAGTTAATATCGTATTCGTAATAAATCTTATGAGATTCTAACGTATTAATACACTTTCTCCTTATTTAACTTCTTCATTTTACCACCAAATCTACCAGCTACGCTAGGATTGACTTTTCCGTGAGCGAATGGATAGCCAGAGGTGGATTTTCCTGCCTTACTAGCGATTGTTCTCATATATTCTTTATAGGCTTTTTCGCTGCCGAACTTCTTTATCATTGTTTCTTTAGTCTTGTTCATATCTGCCCTCAAACCTTTCTAGTTCATCTTGTGGAACTGCGTAGAACTCTCGTTCTGTGCCTGTCTTGTCTCTTATCTTCTCTATTGGATACTTATTTATAGTGGTAGCCGAGAGGTAAAACTCTCCTTTTAATCGTTCGTCTTTCGTAAATACTATTAGATTATGAAGACCTACTTTCCACTTGGCTATAAGAAGCATCTTGTCGTGGTATCTAGGTTGCCAAATCTCTATCTTCTGAGTAGGTGTTAGACGTTTAAGTTTCATTACTTATTCTCCTCTAAACTGTTAATACGGTCTAAAATGTGCTTTCTAAATACTTCTGAGTTAAACCCACATATCTGACAACTTTCGCTACCCATAATTATTGCGTATTCTTTGTATTGTTCTGGTGGTTCTAGTTGTTTAAGTTCGTTTATCCTCGCCTTTTTAACCTCACTCTCAATCAAATCCTCAAATCCCCATATCAGTTCAATAGGTATTTTTTTCATACCACGCCACGCTTGATTGGGTTTCATTAAGACATCAGCGATAGATATGCGTAACTGTTTATCTTCTATATCACTCATTTAGATAACTCCTTAGCTAAGTTAAACATCACTACTAGTTTGTCTAAACCAGATTGAACTGCGTCTATGCCATACTCTGCACCTTTTAGTAGTGCTTTCTTCTCTCGTTCCTGTATTAGTTGGTGAAGTGATTGCTTGAGTAAATCTTCGTTGATATTAGCGACTACATCGCCACCTCTGCTGTGCAAAATAGCGTCATCTAACTGTTTATCTATATCGTCTGTATTAACTAAGGGTGTTTTATCTTTTACCATTACAAACCTCCTTTTGAACTATCCTGTTTTTCCGTATAGTTCGTTTGTGTTACTATGTATGTTTTACCACCTGAGTTGCGTATCTCACCTGCACGTGTTTGATACACCCAATCTGGTAATTTGCTATAAATACGTGAGCAAGGTGTCTTATCGTGTGCTATTACGTCTTGTATAGCATCACGCTTGTTTATCTCACTCCAGCATTGTATTGGTATATGCTTTACTACTGGTTTACGAATAGTAAGAGTGGTTAAACTCTCCTCGGCTCGCCTCACCATTGACTCCATCCAGTTTTCTTTGATTATTTGAACTCCGACTTTCATTAAAATACTGCCTTATCTAAACCTAAGTGTCTAGCTAGTCTTTCATTTGCTTCAGTAAGTTCTTTTAATGCTCTTAATGTTCTGTCGTTTACTTCTAAAACGAGTTCCTGAGTTGTAAAACCTGCTAATCTACCCTCTAATGAGTTTATAAATTGGTCAAGTTCTGCCTCAGCTTGTCCTGGATAGTTGCCGTTCTCATCTGTATCTTGTGCGTGATATTCATCCACTATATTTTTCATAATTTCTTTCCTTTCATATCTATTATACGCTCGTGCTTCTTTTTAGTCAAGCCTATTTTATTAAACTTATTAACCATATAGTAATTAGGTTTAGGCATAGCATACTTAAAGCGAAAATCGCCCATATTCCAACTTGAATTACATTAGTCTTCATCTTTTCTCCTGTATCTCGCACCTTACGTTTTCCCAATTATCAATGTTCGCACTTCTTATATTCCAAGTTAGGATAGTGAACAATAGCCCACCGATTAACAGCCCACCTATAAAGATAAGATGCGGTTGTAATTCCTTAAATAATTTCTCGTAGTTCATCTCGCCCTTTCTTTTATTTCCTAGTCTTTAATATTTACCACCAGCGATTCGATTGCCAAAATACGACAGCGTTTGACCAGCTTCCGTATCGTCTTAACATATAATCAGTAAAGAAATTGTCTTGACACTCGTAATTAGTTCGCCAATCGTTACAAACACTTTCCAGCTTGCTACATGGTAAACTTTGCCCAAGTCCGCAAGCACCACTGCTTATATTTACTGCGTCTAGTCTATTACTTGACTCTTTCATATAAACAAACTCTTTCGCTTGTTGCTCTGTGAGCTCGTAGGAGCTCGCTGGTGGCGTTGTAGCTTGAATCGTGGATTGCTCCACCTCCTCGATAAGTCTCTCAACCTGTGGCTTCTCAATAGCGTCGGTTGACTTCGCTATTTCTGTGATTTTAACGTCTGAACTAATACTTTTGCTTCGCTTGTAACTCGTGAGCTGTCGGCTTTGGCGTAAAATACACCACCAACAAACGCAGCTACAATCGCAAGCACAACAAATACAGAGATAACGACAGTTTTTACTTTAATAGTTCGTGGTTGTTTCTTTGTCTCTGCTTTCACTTGTTCTATGATTGACTTTTTCATTTTTTATCCTTTCTAGTGGTGATTATACCCACTCTGTGAGCCATATCGTAAAGGTTATGACCCACAGGCTAGGTATAAACTAGCCTTATAGTTTACTTTATTAAAATGGTGTTATATGTTTATCCAGCTTGTCTTTCATTTGTTGTAATGCTGTATTATACGGATAGAATAACCGCCTGTAATACTCGTCTATTAACTCTTGTGAAGTAAATCCTGCAAGCCTTGCCTCTAATGAATTGATAAACTGTGTTAGCTCGTACTCGTCTTGTGCTTGATTATCTAACATAGCGCCTCGATTAAAGTTAGCTCGTTGTTCGTCATTCATAACTACTCCTTAGTCTTTAAGTTTAATATATATTCGTCTATCTCATCAGCTGTTTTACAGTTGTATATTCCGTCTACGTTTTCAGTGCCTATCAATAGTGATAGTGCGTAGTCTAGTTTTTCAGTAATATTATTCATAACATTTGTCCTCCTCATCGTCTAATTGTTCGCTTATATAATCGTCCTCAATCATTTGTCTGTCTGTTTCGTCATTTTCTCTCGCCTCGTCGCTGTGGTCATCATTGTCGTTATAACTTTGAACTATAAACACAGCATATCCACCGCCATTGCGTTCATATATATCAGCGACTTTGTGAGTGCTGAGGGTGATTGTCTCTATTTTTTTCATAATTCAACCTCATAGGTAAATGGTTTACCGCTTTTATTTATTGTGTAGTCTTTAATAATTAGTTTTGTCATTGTCTATAACTCCTTTACAGTTATAAGTTATTATTCAATTAGGATAGGTTACAAGCGGTGTAGCGGTTATTATTTAATTATCTATAGTTTAATTAACGCTTTGCATTTAACTTTTGTATAAGTCTTTTATAAAATGCAAGTGCTGGCGTGTCGTTTGGTATTTCAAGTGTATGTGCATAGATTAAATCTCTTATAACATATACTTGGTCTTGTGTTAGCTTGATTGTGACGTATTGTCTTTTTTCTAAATTTAATAAATCTGTTAATTGTCTACTGGTGTTATTGTCATATTTAAGCATAATATACTCATTTCTCGCTAATCACCGCCTGTAGTCTATCCTAATTGTAAATCAGATTGTAGCTAAGCAGGGTGTAGCTAGTCTTAGTTATTTAATGATGATAAGACGTATCATCTGTGCTGTCCTGCTTAGTTGTTAATCTGTTGCCCACTTGAGCTGTTGCTCTTGTGATACTCTTATAATACATGAGCGTATAAGTATTGTCAATAACATGAGCATAGATTTTTCAGAGTTATCCACAGTTTAAGATACAGATTAGAACAAATATAGAACAATAAAGGCGGTGGGGCGGAGGTGAAGATTGATATTTTATACTAATTGTTATACATTATTACTATATGAAATACTCTAAATCTAAACTAACACCAGCAAAACAAAAGTTTGTAAATGAATACATAAAGACAGATAACGCTACAGAAGCGGTGAGACGAGCCTATCCTGAACTTATTGAGGGCGGAGGAGAGAGAGACCATTATTTACATATTAAAGGTAATAGACTGATGAGAAATGATGAAATAAGCAACGCAATCACTAACCAGAAGAGTAAACTAGCCACTATAGCCAATCGAGCAGTCCAGAGAGTAGAGACCTTAATAGAGAGTGATAACGAGAAGATAGCCACCACTAACATCTGGAACGTAATTGACCATGTACACGGCAAGGCTACCCAACAAGTAGAGGTTAGGAGTGAGGCTATCACCTTAAACATCGATTTAAGCGGAGCAGATTCACCACTGTTAGACGCGTCCTAAGGCTCTGTGTGGGGCGCAAGAGCAAAAGATGAGTTACAACCCATGTCAACGCTATTATCTTAATGTCTTACAAGCTATGTTGTGCGTCACAAGAGGAGGGCTCAAAAAGATAAGTATCTCATTTAAAAGATAAGAACACCTACCCCCCGTCGACTCTGGGCTTGGTAGCTACTCCCTGTCTATAGTATATATATAACGAAGTGGAAGTATCTTCTGATGTCCATATTTTACCAAATAACATGCCCCTATATTGCATTTGTAGTACGTTTGTAGTACAATTGTAGTATGGAATATATTACAAGAGATTTACAGCATAAAACCAAAGAGATATTAGATAAAGCTACGTCTGCTCCAGTTAGGATTCGTAGAGGCAGCGAGTTCTTCGAGATTTACAAAGTGAAGGCTAGTTTTGAGGATACCCCCGTTCAAAAAAATAACTTCGTTCCGCAAGCGGAAACTACTATTATAGAAGACGACCAGGAATGGGTTGAGCCTAGTAGGTATGTGCCCCCCGTTACTACAGGTAAACAATCCTTAGAGGATTTAATGAACTCAGGTATGTTAAGGAGAGGTGCATGAGTAAGTGGTTAGAAGGTGAGCATAGGATTAAATGGGTTGAAAAAGCCCAGATGTATTGTGAGACTTGGTTTGAACACTCAGGTAAAGGTTTAGTCCAACGACAACGATGGTTTGACAGCGAAACCGCTTAGTGGTATTATCCACTCAAACAAAAACCTCAAATAAAAACTATAAACTTATTGGAGGGACCCTTATGGTCATGACACAGGCTAAGAAAGATGCGGCATCAGCTCGTATGAAGGCTATGCACGCAGCAAAAAAAGCAGCGAAGGAAGTTAAGGAAGAACTCGCAGTTCCTGAACTACCAAAAGAAACAGTATCAACTATGGATGACATAGCTGTACTCAAAAAACAAATTGAGGAACTTAAGGATGCCTTTATTAAACAGGCTATCCAACCTCAGCAACAGACACAGGTATCTGGTAATCGGTTAGTTGGTCGCACAGATAGATATATCATTGACCCCAAGAACTACGATGACCCATGTGCTAGATTGGCTGATGAACCTAAGCTGAGGAAGTTTGCCTTTAAAGAGAACTACGAACTAGCCTTTGAGATTGGCTCAACGACTTATACTACTTTAGATGGATTGAATATGCGTGAACCTAAGTTCACTCTATCACTTCATTTAATAGGTGAAGATGAAGACGGAAGCAAGAATAACACTCGTTATATTGTGTCTAAACTAATCCTACACGAAGACCCAGAAGCTGCTCTTGTAGTTGCTAGGGACAACGGTATAGAAGTAGATGAGGCTAATGAACGAGACTTCCTAAACGAGATGCGATATATTCGTATGCGTGATTGGTTAATGGGTGGATTTTATCCTCCACGACCACAAGATAATAAGGCTCGTAAACAAGTAGCCATCGGTAATAGATTAGTCGATTTCTTTGAAGTAAGTTCAGAGAACGCCTCAAGAATACCATTTGAAGAACTAAACAATAAGTTGTAACAATGGGATACATAGCGAACCGTAAACAGGCACTCGCCCACGCTGCTTTCATGGAAGACGGCTTTAAGCGTGGTGTCCTGTTTTGGGGGCGTCAGTCGGGTAAGACTTTCTTCTCGGTTAATCACACTTGGATAAGTGCTCTACTACAACAGGGGCTGTACGGTATCTCATTTAAGACCTATAAACAGGCTAAGGATGTTGTTTGGAAACAATACATACCCCTAATCCCTAAAGAGTTAATCCACAAGACTAACGAGCAAGACCTAGAGATTGAGTTGAAGTATATTAAAGATACTAAGATTAAACTGCCTAGTGGTAAAGAAGTCACCGTTAATCATGATGAGTCCTTACCTAGAAGTCGCATTAAACTACTGGGTTCCGACCAAGCCGATAGTCATCGTGGTATGAAGTTTCAAGGCTTGATTTTTGACGAATATGCCGACCAGTCCCCCGATAACTGGACATCAGTTTATGAACCTACCTTCACCACCACTAATGGTTGGGCTATATTCATGGGTACGCCTAGGGGCTATAACCACTTCTATGACTTAAACATGGATGCACAGGCAGAACCAGATTGGTTCTATCAACAGGCTACTTGGAGAGACTCACCCTACGTTTCTAAGGAGCACATTGACAGGGCTAAGAAAGACTCAGAGAGAAAAGGCACTCTCTCTACTTTTATGCAGGAATACGAGTTAGAGTTTAGGTCAGTTCAAGGAGCAGTCTATCCTCAGTTCCACCGAGATATTCATGTTATTAAACCTAGTGAGATTCCGATGGACCTTACCTATTACGCAGGTATAGACTTTGGCTACCACACCACAGCTTTTATATTAGTAGGTATTGATAAAGACCAGAACTGGTATGTAGTAGATGAGGTTTACGGAAAAGAAGAGATATTAAAAGACTTGATTCCACGCTTCAAGAACTCTATTGGTGAGAACCGACTTGTCTTAATGGTAGGTGACTCTCAGGCTAAAGACGCTATTGAGACTATGGCTAGAGACTTCCCTATTACCCCAGTTATTAAGCGAGGTGATTCGATTATCCACGGTATAGATTTAATCAGGGGCAAGTTAAAGCCTCGTATTCAATTAGTAGGTAATCCTAAACCAACCATATTCTTTAGTTCAGTTTGTAAAAATCTCATAAAAGAGATAGAAGCTTATAAGTATCCAGAAGAAAAAGCTGACAGGAACCCTAGTGAACTTCCTATGAAAGAGGATGACCACGGACCAGACGCACTTCGTTACCTAGTTCTTCATCTCAAATATGGTCTAGAAAAGGGTGATAAACTACCTGCATCATCTATGCTGAAGGAACTTAATAGTTATGGGCTATAAAATGTTGTATAATCAAACCATAATACAAGGAAACAAATATGCCAAATAAACAAAAAAAGCAAAAATCGTCTTACGAATACGAATACAAAAGAGACTACCTAAGTGATAAAGATATTCATGATAACTACATCGCTAGTTTTGACGAATATGAGGCTATGCTTATTGGACAGGTTTACGACTCAGTTTCTAACTCTGTTAGTGGTAGTAAGATTACTGACTCTTATACAGCTACCCTAGCAATAGAGAGAGCTGCACGAGTTGTAGGTAAACTACCAGAAGGTATGACTGAATCAGTTGCTAAAGCCGACCAAGGTAAAGCTGCTTTCATGGACATTCTACGTCAGAAGTGGATTTATCCAAATGCTAACTCTCAACACAAACTAGATACTAAATTACGCCTATGGCAGTTATATTCAAGTGTCTACGGTTATATGCCTATGTTCTACGATTGGAACATCTCTCCTACTGGTTATATTGGACCTGACTGTTGGTTATGGAATCCTCGTAATCTTATCCCTCAACAGGGTAAAGTCTCTATTTCAGACATGGACTACGTCACTGCTCTTACTTGGTTAAACCGAAAAGCCCTTGAAAACATCATAGATAACGAAACTGAGGGTGATGGTTGGGATAGACCAGCTATTAAAGAGTTACTTGACCTTGCCGAGAACACAGTTACAGATAATGACAATGACCGAGACACTTTAGTTGACCGCAATCGCTCATTAAGTGGTAAGAAAAAGGGTATTTGTATTGCTACTCGCTACGAGAGTGGTCCAGATGGTGAATGGATTTCATTTGCCCCTGACCATAGCTGTGTCCAGATACGAAAATTGAAGAATCCACACAAAAATGGACGTATTCCGTTCGTTGTTAAGTATTCACAGCCTCTATTTGACTCATTCTACGGTCTTGGAGACTTCCAAAGGGCTAAACCACTACAGTTTGCTCGTGATGGCTTGATAAACTTCTACTTTAAGGGTATTAAGATGAACCTTATTCCACCAATTATCGCCAATGCCAATGGTGTTGTCAAACATACACTAGATTACAGAGAAGGTGCGGTGATGTTAGAGACAATTCCAGGCTCAATTAGGCGTATGGAAACATCTAACGCTGGTTTGTCAACTTTCCAAGCAGTTCAATCTAACTTAACTGGCTCATTACTGTCGTTATTCGGCACTCAGAACGCATCTATGCCAGGTGCAGAGACTTTGAACCCATCTCAGGGTAAAACTCCTGCTGCGATTGACCTATATAACAATAAAGAGGCTACACGAGACGGACAAGAGCGACAATACCTAGAAAGTGCGATTGAAGATTTGACAGACGGATTTAATTCTTTGATGGTAAACGTAGGCACAGAGGATATTCCAGTTGCTCTATTTAGTAAGGATATTGAGGCTATTAAAGACGCTGGATTGATTGATATTGTTGACCTATTCAGCAACTTTGAGATGAACCAGACAGAAACTGGTGGTAAATTAACGATTAAACCAGAAGTCCTAAAGGGTGTTGAATACCGATTTAACATTAAACCAGGTTCAACCACTAAGACTAATAAAGATGCTCAACTAGCCGAATTAGAACGATACATTAATAACCTAGGTAAGTTCCAAAATATGTTTAAAGACGACCAACGCTACGACATCCAACCTCAAGAGATTGCTAAATCGTTCGGTGCCTTAACAGATATACCTGGGGCTGCTAAGTTCGTCAGAGTTAACGAAGGTGCACCTAGCCCACAAGAGTTCCAAGCCCAACAGGCACAACAACAACAAGAAGCTGATATGGAAATGCAAGAGTCGCAGCAAGAGGCACAGATGCAACAGGCTATGATGCAACAGCAACCACCACAACCACAGTTTGTAGGCGGTCAGATGTTCAAAGACCCCCTAGCTAGTGCTGCTGCGAGTGAAATAGATAAACTATAAGGAGACAAATATGGGTCCGCAAAACGCAGTAATTGGTGACAGTTTCGGTATTGATATACCACAGACACAAGTTCAAGAGAACGATTTAGTAGCCGAAAAGAGTATGGCTAAGTTTTCAAAGAGTAATGAGTTTAAGAAACTAAAAGAACACATAGAGTCAAGGATTGCTTTTTACCAGACCTGTCTTCCTAACGGAGAGATGGTGGCACAGAGTAAGCCTACTGCTGAGGACTGGAGAGTTGCTAACTCTATTATAGGTGAGTTTAAGGCTATCCTGATGTCTTATGAAGAGGCACGAGAGGCTGTTGAAAATGCCAATAAGTGAGAAAGACCAGAAGTTCTACGATAGAGTAGGTATTCCAGTTCCTAGTTCTGATGCCCATGGAGAAGATAGTTGGGAACACCCTGTTAGTGAGAACTTAAAACCTGTCAATCCTAGTAATTGGCACCAAGACGGCAACAAGTTAATTTGTGATACAGAGTATGGACCACTAGTTCAACTACTTCCTACTGATACTATTATGGTAGGAACAGATGATAAAGGTCTACCAATCCTCAAGAATATATACAAAAATTAGTTTTATGCTATTATAGGACTAACAACTTAAAACGACACAGAAAGGTAAGTTTCCATGTCGCAAGATAACAATAACACAAAATCTAAAAATGCGATACGGTCTAGAGAATACCGTATTAAGAATGCTGAAAAAGTTAAACTATACGAAGATAGGCGTAATGAACGTAGGCGTAATGACCCAATCGAAAGGTCTAAGAAGGCTTTAATAGATAAAAGGTGGTCAGAAAATAACCCTGAACGTAAACGTAATAATAATAGGATATGGAAATTAAATAATCCAGATAAGTGCAGGTCCTATGGTATCAAATATCGTTCTTCTCACGAACGTGTGTATAACGAGAATCAGAGAATGTTAAGTCAACTTAGGCGTAAGAGCGTAATAAATGACAATAGAGATTTTAGCATCATTGATATACGAGCGATAGATAATTATTATAGTCGTATATGTGGTATATGTGGATTACCAATAGAGTTTAAGTTCGAAGTAGACCATATAATACCTCTATCAAGAAACGGTACACATAGTCTAGATAATCTACAGTTGACTCATCCTATATGTAATCGCACTAAACACAGCCGCTTGCAAAAAGACATGAAACTGGATATAGTTATCCTCAGAGAAATGTTGGTAGGTACTGACATTTCGTGAGGGTCGCCCGACCTTTACCGATGTGGTTAAACGGGGGCTGCAATAAATAAAAATATAGGTGTCGCCAAGAACCTGCGAAAGCGAACGAGGGCTGTAAAGGAGAAGTGATGGACGAAGAAGTCATCCCAGAAGAGCAACTTAATAACGAGGTAGAACAACCTGTAGAGGAAGTTCAGGAACCAGTAGAGGAAGCACCTGAAGAGGTAGCTGAACCAGAGACACCTGAAGTACCTGAAGAGGAAGAACCTGCTGAAGAACGACCACCTTCCAGACGAGAGAATCTAAGGATTCAGAAGCTGATAGAGAAGATGCGTGAATCTAAACCAGATAGCAAGCCACTTGATTTAGAAGGACTTGACTATAGTAAGACATTAGATGCCGACCCAGACGTTATAGCTAAACTAGACGAGGACAGGCGAAATTACGGCAACCAAGGATACCAACGAGGTCTAGAGGAAGCCAAGTCTTTGCAATTTACTACCCGATTAGAAATAGATGCCCCTAAAGTGATGGATAAACACCCAGAGCTTAACCCAGAGAACAAAGAGAAGTTTAATCCAGCCCTATCAAACGCACTTAACAGTTGGTACCTAAATATGTCAGGATACGATGCCGAAACAGGTAGAGTAGTCAATAACAATATTAGATACAACGAGTTTATAGACAGCGTTTGGGAACTCGGTAACGAGATAGCTGGACAAAAGATTGAAAAGTCTGTGAAGAATGTTGCCAAACAAGCCGCTGCAACAGGATTACGACCAGACGGAAGTTCATCTAAACGATTAAATCTAGACCAAGATGTCTCGACTATGAGTGACGAAGAACTAGAGGCTTACGGTAAGAAACTTGGTTTAGCTACTAACAGACGATAATGTGTAGCTAGAACAATTAAATAAAAAAGGAAAACTAACAATTATGGCTGCTCCAACAACCGCTTCGAATGTTACGAAATCCATTGCTCAGACCGCCCAATATATACAGGAAGTCTGGACACGAGAAATCGCACAACCATTTGATAAAAAATTACAAATCGCTAAATTAGTACAAGACCGCTCAGGTCTAGTTGCTGGTGGCGGAGATATACTACGTGTACCTTTCGTCGCTGCTGTAGATGCTCGTGCAAAAGCTGCTTCAACGCAACTTACG